GGCCAGCCGCAGTGGCCAGCCGCAGGGGCCGGGTGCAGGGGCCAGCCGCAGTGGCCAGCCGCAGGGGCCGGGTGCAGTGGCCAGCCGCAGTGGCCAGCCGCAGGGCCAGCCGCAGTGGCCAGCCGCAGGGGCCAGCCGCAGGGCCAGCCGCAGTGGCCAGCCGCAGTGGCTAGCCGCAGGGTGCACGGTTTTTTGTACAAATAAAAAAGCCACCCTTTCGGGCGGCCTGTTATTTACATTTTAAAAGCGTCAATAAAAGATTTTCTAAATATAGAGGTTTCTCCGTCATTGTGAGTTAAAATAAAATACTCTTGATATGGGTCTACTTCATCAAATCCCATTTTATAAATTTCTTCATCGCTAATAGTTTTAAGTTTAGTGCTTTTTACGTTGCTATAAATTATTTCTGCTACTTTGTACGTTTTGCTGTTGTATTTAGAATTATTATAAACTTTAACTTTAATTTTCATTTTTATCTCTCCTTTATTTTATATGATTTATCTTACATTTATATTATACAGTTATTTTTAAAAATTGTCAATACTTTATTTTTTAAATAATTTATATAATTTTATGGACGATTGTGCAAATAAAAAAGAGACGTTTGTGCAAATACATATAACAGTTAGTGTGATAGAATATAATCAATGAAAGGAGTTGAATACGTTGCCTGATTATATTAGCCGTAATTCGATTTATTCAAAAATTGCAATGCTTGAGGATATTGCAATAAATAGGTATTTGAATTCTAATGAAGAACAAAAAGAATTTGCGCTTTTTTCTATGATGAATGAGCGTACAGCGTTTAAACACATGATTGCAGACGAACCTGCCGCAAACGTGCGTGAGGATGTACATGGAAAGTGGAATCCTGGAATTCCGATTTGTCCAGTTTGTGGTGAGAGCAAATTTAAGGGTCTTGGTGTAGATATTCGGGTTGATTGGAAACCGCCGTTCTGCCCAAACTGCGGCGCACGAATGGCCGGTGAAAAACAATGAACAAAATAACAGTCTCCTTTAACTGGGCCCCACACAACAACACAACTAATAAAGAGTTCTCCACTCTTGAAAGTGCAATTGAATACATTACATCCAAATTTAAATCTACCACCACATTAATGTATTGCTACTTAATTAACCGAAAAACCGACTCGCATTACATAATTTCGTATGATTCAAAATTAGTTGTAAAGAGGGTAAAATAAATGTATAATGCTTATAAATCTATTCTTGATCGTAGAATTGACGAACACAAACAGCTTGCAAGAAACGCATGGACGGCATTATCTAAGTCACCGGAACAAGATGTTTTATTCCACATTATGGAATACGAACAAAACAAAGCTATTGTTAACACTCTTTCTTCTCTTAGAAAAGAATATGAGCAATTATAAAAATAGGGCCGGTTTTAAAACCGGCCCTTAAATTTATGCTTATGCGTGATTCTGTTGTACTAATTTACAAAGATGACCAGCCATTACCCCATCTTTCACAAGCCATCATAATGCGTATAAATCCATTCTGGTACGAATCTACAGGCTGTCCGCTAACCTGTACACGCCCATCAGAGTAAATCAAAGCGCCAACCCAATCATTTTTATCATCATTCGATTTTTTGCACTGCATAAAGTTATAAACGTTAGTGCTTGCGCCACCCATACCGGCCGCAGGCCGCAGATTTTCGGGAAGGGTGATAACAACGTCATTATTAGCAATTGCGCCTGTTTTTGTTACAACACCATAGAGGGACAAAATGCCGAAATTTTTATTATAGGTTGCAAACATTGTTCCAGTATATCCTGTGCCAAATGTGTTAAGCTGTTCTGTTTTCCACGCACCAAAAGCGTTTACAACTTTTGTTACATTAGTATTCATGGCGCTTACTGTGCTATTAAGAGTTTGCAAAGTTGAATTAATTTGACTAATAGACTGAGTATTGCTTCCGCTTTCCGTGGTTGCGCTTGCCGCTTCGGTTTTTGCTTCCTGAATTTTTGCATCAATGGTAGTCATTGCCCCGTTCCAGTCTGTCAACCAAGCCGGTTTGTCGGTTCCAATAAACAACGGAAGTTCAAAATTAGTTGTACTGTTTGTTGCACTCATATAAAACACTCCTTTAATTTAAATATAATTGTCCTTCAAAATCATAATTATATGCAGTAATTTGTTTACTGTCATATGCTGTCGCAGTTAATTGTTTATCGTCATACTCTTTTGCAGTCAAAGGCTTTCTGTGCAGATCGGCCAAAGAATTAATAACAGTTTGCACACTATCCCTTTCGCCTGTAACCGGGTTGAAAACTTTGCAATAACCGTTAAAATAAGCCTTGCCGAAAAAGTCATAACCTGATGCGGAAATTAATTGGCTGTCATAAAAATCGGCCGTAAACTTTTCCTCGTCATACTCGTTAGCAGTAAAAGCGTTAAATCTAAAAATTTCATAGATATCATTTAGCGCTGTGCCAATAAAAGTATTATAGCCTTTTACAGGGTTAAATACTTGCATTCCTTCAAAATTGATTTTATCAATTTCAATCCAAATATCATTGCACTTGTTATCTGTATAACTTTTAGAATCAAGTAAAGCGTTATATGCTTTGTTATCAATATATGTTTTTAAATCAATAATGCTGTTTTGGATTTCGCTTATAATTCCGATTAACTCTTGTTTTGTTTGTACATTTGTTTCCTCAATCAAACGCGTTAAATCTGATTCAAGTGCCGTTAATTGATTATCAACATATTCTTTTGATACCCCATTAAAGTTATTGACCGCTGAAATAACTTCATTCAGTTTCGTAATTATGGCGCAAATTTCCTCATAGTATGAAAATTCTTTGCCAAAAACTTCCGGTAACGTAGGGTAGCAACAAGCCGAGTTAAAACGTTCAATCATTTTTCATCACCACACTTTTAATAAATTTGCATGAAACAATTTTGAATAGCTTTATCTTCAATGACCATCATGTCTATATTTAAAATTGTCTCACGATAAGCTTGTAAAAGTTCGCTTTGATTATGATACTGATTTCCCCTACTTGTTTTTGTTCTTTTGCTGTTTCCTTCCGTCTGACTTTTTGTTCCGGCTTTTGTCTCGTCTATATTTGCATTTGTAGCATACTTATTTTTCTCGATCTCTTCAAAAGTAATTTCCGTTTGGGGGGTTTCTGAAAAAATAGCTCTATTGGTCCCGGTGCTTTCACCTTCGCTGTTTGCATTACTAGTCATTTCTTCCGATTCAGTAAAATTATAACCATTCAACGGGTCAAATTCTAACAAGGCGCTTTTATACATTTCGTTATAATAAGGCATGATTTCAGACATTGCCCTATTAAGATAAAATTTAAAAAGCGTTGCGGTCTCTTGACCGATTTCCCGGAAAAGATAATGGTTAATTAGTTTTGTGTTAAGTTCTTCCCGGTGGTTTTCGTCATAAATTGGGTAATCCTTTAAGCCAATGTCAAAACCATTCCGGATTAAAGTAGCTAGCTCAATCGTATAGTACGCCATCTTCTGCACCCCTGTCAAGTAAATCAGGATTCAGCGGAATAACACTGTCAAATTCAACCCCAATTTCAGTCCCATACATTTTATTTACTTCTTCAAATGCTTTTCGTCTTTCATTGAGATAAGAATTTCTGTTAAGCTCAATGCTCCCAAAAGGTGCCATGGCTTCATTAACAATCATTCTTTCTTTTTTGTCAGCGTTAGTGTTAATAATTCCCATAAAGGTTAGAAACTCGTTATAGATTTTATTTTTAAGCGTAAAGAGTTCATCCCCAACAAAAGGAATATTAAACCCTAGTGTTTGAAAAGCGTCTTTGTTAAATCCAGATCCGGCAAAAATAATTGGGCTGTCACCCTGCCATTTAGCAATAGTGTTTTGCATGGTGAGCCGTTGCCCATCGTCTGTTAAAACAAGCCCACTATATTTTTGCATTAAGATATTTGTGTCGATTGAACGTTGAATCTCATACAAACGGCGTGCATATTCTGCACATACTTGAATATCAGAAGACCGTACCCGGTTATTAAAAATGATAACGCTGTTTCCAGGATCTAAATCTGCAAAAGTATTTCCGTTTGCGCTAATCGCTTGCCTGTTAATTGGTATGCCGTATTGGTCGGGCGTGCCATCATAAGTACAGCCAAATGCACATATGCCCAAAAATTCGTCTTTAAAAATAACGGCTTGACCGGTCTCGATTAATTGTAACTCAAGATAACGTACATCTAAACTATCTGGCACATTCGTATATTTAAAGCGATTTAAAAGCATATCAATTAACTTGATAAAATAGAGGTAGTAGCTTTGCCGTGAAATATTTTGCAAACCGGGTATTTTATCAAAGCGCCCAATTCCACATTTTGCCATTTAATCACCCCACAATACTGTTATCTAAGCTATAATTTTTTATGCCATTAGTATGCCAAATAGTTACGCCACGCACAAACATATTTTTTATTGCGTTTACTGCTTCAATCGGAGCCACTAAATCAATATTACACTCTGCAAGTTTAACATAGTTCCAGCTTTTCCGCCCTGTAATGTTAGGCTTTTTAAACTCATTTGTTGCATATCCATAAAAAGTAAAATAATCATCAATACGTTTGGCGTATTCGTATCGGATGCAACGTGGAATGGCGTTTAAATACCATTGACCGTTAGCGAAAAATGAGTTTGCGCTTGCGGTTGTACCTCTTGCGCTGTCCGGTATAATTTGACGCTGATGCACCGTAACCATTGCATTACCTACGCTGTCAGCGATAGACAAAGCACCAGAAACAACGCCACCAACATTCCCACTTATTGCACTAGAGATCATATTAGCTACACTTTTTATGCCATTACTTGCTAGGCTGTAATTAATAGAGGCGTAGTTTTGCGCAAACCAGTTTTTGAAGTTGTCATTTGTCCAACTGCATGTCGGATAAGGATTTAGACTAATTGGCTCATCTATAGCATGTACAGCGCCTTTGTAACTGTTAGGCACAGCCATAATCGGCGCAGAACCGCCAAGCGTTGAAAATACTGTAAACATGTTTTCAAACGATTTAAAATACTCATAATAATAACTGTTTGCATTACTTCCCGGCGCACAAATCTCCAAATAGCGATAAGGGTAAGTATACATTTTGTTATTTTTAGGTGCATATCCATCTAAGGGCGCAAAGGGGTTATCTAAGCTATACACATTTAAAGCAATAGTATTTTCATCATCTAGCCATCCGCTACCGGTCACATGCTCCGAAATTGATAAAAGCTCTTTAGGATACATAAACAATGATACAACTGCCTCCGCTTTTCCGTTATCTGCATATTGCGTTAGTTTATCGGTTATCCGATCAGCGACTCTCAAATCTGCATAATAGTAGGCAAGGCCGGTATAAATATTATCAAGTATATGACTGGATAAACTATCATCGCCCAATTTTTCAGATACACCCATAACAATGCAAGGCGTCAATTCTGTTAGTACCATTTCACCCGATGCTAAACCGCTGTTATATACATATTCACCAGTTTCTAAATTTTCGTCTACTAGATTTTTCCCAAAAGTATCATCATTTGTATGTTCACGTAATACAAAAGATTCTTTTAATGCTACATTGTCAAACCACGTTTGGAAATAATCAATCGTAAAATAAACACGGCTCAAATTGCGATTTGCATACTCAATATTATCGATAAACGCAAAATAATATTTACCGTCACTTGCGTTTTTAAAGTAAAGATAATCGCAGGTATTTAATTCTTCGTAGTCCACCGGAAATGATATATATTTATTTTGTCGCTGATAAGTACAGTTAGAAACACTTCTGACAGTCAATGTATTAAGATATGCTAACCGTTCATTTAAATTGCTAAAAAGCCTAACATGCTGATAATCACTATCAAAAGGTACACCAGCACACAAATATATTGTTGTGTCATTAGTAATTATCATAACATTCATCCTTTTAAATTCCCGGCCCATAAAGGGCCGGGGTTATCCTTTTATTTACCACTTGTAATTTGTGCCGTACCACTTTTAGTGCTATCCTGTACGCTAGTGGCTGTTACAGTAACCGGGCCTGTCTCATTTTTGCCAACGTAGAGCATACCAAGCGGAGAAATAGTAGTCGTTTCATCGCTGTTACCGGAAATAGACCATTCAACCGCTCCACTAAAAGCCCCAGCACCTGCAACTGTGGCAGTCATTTGTTCCGTATGTCCCGGGGCAACGGTTTTAGTATCTGGCGTTACTGTGACAGCAGTAACCGTACTTGCCCCACTGGTAAACGCTACCGCATTCGCAAAAGGCACAATCGACAAAATTCGCCAATAGTGCGCCCAATACTGCCAATACAGACCTTGTCCGTTTACGTCTTTTGTGAATTTTGTAAGGTTATCCCAACACCCATAAAAATCTTCGTCAATCAGAATCGCATGGACATTTTTCGTTTTAAGATCTTCCGGGAACTCGTCAATCACGATTTTGCGATATTCAGCTCTGGCAGGGTCAAGATTAAACAACATAGCATATGCTTGTACATCTAACAGCGCATCAAAGTCAGCGTCAATAATGAGCACCTGTTTATCTTTAGGTGCGTTAGTAATTACACCCAAAGAGTTATAATCATTGCGCATAAACGCCATTTTGTTAGACACTGCTTTAATTTTTGCCAGCGCAGACCGTGCCGTAGCATCGTCAATGATTTCATCAACTTTCACTACAGCAAATTTGTTAACTTTGCTGTAGTTATTAAGCAATTCCAACATCGATTTAAACTCGTCATTTTCAGCGCCGTTATACATCTGTTGGAAAATACTATTGATAAAGTTACCCAAGCCATTCCAACTCATGAAGGCAGATCGCAACATATCTTCACTAATAGTCGCTTTATAAAATAGTTGGTAATTACGTTTTGCAAAAGCCGTAGAAACGTCAGGAATTTCTCGTTTCATCCACTCGCTTTCTGCCTGTTCGGGGTCAAAGTTATGCGCCTTTACAAGATTCGTGTATACGATTTCCGCCGTGTCGCCAAACTCAAGCATACCTTTTTTCAGAGAACGCAAAGGGTTTGTAAACATTTTGTTAGTAATCCATACTTTACCAATCATATTTACAAGCGTGTCAATAAATTCATTTTGTACCGGCTGATAGGACAAAACAGCTTCACCAAAATCTTTCAATGTATCCTGAGTAACTGCAGGCAAACGGCTATCAAACCCGGGAATGTTTGCTACCATCTGGGCACGAACGCCGGACAAAACATTTACCATGTTGTTGCTAACTTTTGCAACACTAGAAACAGTTTTCATTTCACAATCTCCTCTTCTTCAAAAATTTGGGGAATCTCTTCCTCTTTTTCTTTCTCATATTCAATTTTATTCCCGGAAGGGGTAATAATTCGTTTAACATACTTTTCTTTCAAATCTTCATACTTGCTTTTATAATCTTCCGCCTGCTGTTTATAGTTATCTCGTTCAGTGCCAAGCGTTTCCATTTCATCAATATCAATTTCTGCATTATTTACATATTCAACCAACTTTAACTTAGTTTCGCTTTCATCGAGTGTTTCAATCATAGACAGAATTTCATTTTTTTCTGTGTTCGTCACTTTGTACCCTCTCCCTTCATTAATTCAACCAAAGTGTTAAGCATGATTTTAATTTCATGAATCACACCGGTATTTGATTCAATTGATGCACGCATTGCGTCAACTTCTTCCTTGTGCATTTCATCCTTTTTATTGCTCGAATAAAAAAGATAACAACATACAGCAATAGGAAAACCAAGATTCGTGATTAATGTACTAATCAAATTTGCGGTTTCGTTCATTTTGTTTCACCTCACACGTCCGGAAGTTCCGACAAATCTTTATTAAACATAGCCAAAATATTAACGTTGGTAACAGGACGCCAATATTTCCATTCGCCGTACTGTTCCACGCTGTCAAATTCGCTAAGTTTAAATCGGTAAAATTCGCCGTTATAGAAATATACATAGCCTTTAGTATCGTTTGACGCAGGTGCATTAATCACATGACCGTCTTTAGAAAATACAACAACAAGAATATTTGCTTTATAATCGCTAGGCATAGGCGGTTCATCGCTCCCTTCAAAAGTAACATCATATTCGCCAACAGCATTAGGTACACCAATTAGGACAAATGGGTCAAGCAAATGGTTTGTAATTCCTCGGCCCTTGTGCCGTTCAACGTGGACATGGGGTCCTGTTACGTTCCCAGTGCTACCATAAACGCCGATAATATCACCAGCCTTTACAGTGTCACCAACATTTACAAGGCGTTGTGCAAAATGTGCCATTAATACAGTCTCGTCACGCTCTGGACTGTATACACAAATAAAGTTACCCCATGACCAGTTTCCACCAGTGCCAAATTCAGAACGGATAACTTCACCGCTCACCAAAGAGCCAACATTTTTATTTGTATCACCGGGAACCTTTACGTCTCCGCCCCTATGCGGCGTGCCATCTGCATATTTAGGAAACCCAGCAGTAACACGCAATTTATTTGACGTTGTAATGTAAGTAGGATATGCCATATTTTAACCTCTTTTCTTTAATATAATAATACAATCATGCTTTTTAGTTCATGCTGTATTTTTTCGGATTCATAAAACAAAGACCCACTCGTTAATGCTTCCCTTAGTTTTTTAAAGTACGGATGAGATGAGTAATTTTTTAAATAGGTTATGGTACCGTTTATACTATCTTTATCTAATGTAAATATTAATTGGCTAAGTGGGTCATAATCATTAGACAGTATATAATTACCAGTGCTATAATCAAACCAAAAGCCATATTTTTTCTTTTTCCAGACAAACACGCAATAAAAACGTGCATTTTTACCTTTTTTCTGCTTCATAATTGGGTCATCAAAAATAAATTTGTTGTCAACGGCATATTCCGCATAGCCCAATTTTCTAGATATTTGCCCGAACTTTGTGTTATTTTTTGCTTCTACAAAATCACTATCGCTCTTGGCTATTTGTATTAGCATTCCATTTTGTACTGTAAATTCTTTATTTTCTTTTAGATTTATATCCCATTCTAAAAAATAGGGGTTTACAGAACTAACAGAGTTCGACATCATAAACAGTATAACATCGTCACGCATTCTCGCAATTGTTTCATAAAGATCAAGCAATTTAAATGGCTCTCGCTTAAGATAACCACCAGCACCACTTTTTCCACCATCAATTAAAAATTCATCAAATAATAAATTAGATACAAGCGGAAACGATGATGACTTATAATCTTTTGCCTTCGACAAAACAAAAGCATAGCCGGCAACCTCATCATTAATAAGCCACTCATTGCCGACTAGTTTCATTTTTATATCAAAGCGTCCGTTTAAAAGGATATCATTAAATAGATTATCTTTTACAAGATTCATTTCGGTTTCATACCGGCGAATATAACCAAACTGTTTTCCTTTTTTCAAAAAGTCGTTTATTGCCTTTTCTTTCCAGCCGTATGTTTTACCAATTCCACGTCCACCAAAAACCAAATTAAAAATTTGAGCGTATGAAAGCGGCCTATTGATATCATAAAACATTTAATCACCCCAATGGGCAAGCAAAACAGGGTGTTAAAATTATGTAACCAGCACCAAAGGGACATGATGCACGTTTTACGGTGGGTTTCATCTGCCCAAAGATAACAACCCCTGTTTGCCTACCAACTTTTATTATACTTATAAAACAAAAAAATTACATGTATAAATGTTGCATAAATATGCACTTTTATATCATACTCTTATAGTAAACTCTTTTTCTTCCAGAACAATGCCGCCCTCTGTATGAGAGGGCATTAATTTTCCTTCATATACAGAGCCGGGATGAAAATTTTCCCATGTTACTAACTTTTTGCATCTGTCCGGCATTCCGGCACACGTCACATTTAACACGCCGTCTATTTCTTCTATGTACGTTTTTGCCCTTAAAAATCTGGCCCTTTTAAAAGTGCTTTCATGCTTCCAAGCACCTAGCCTGTTTTCATCAACGTCTAAAAGTTCTTTTAAATCTTCAATCGGCAAAAGCGTGTGTATACTGTCAGTATCGGAATAAACATACATGTCTACACCATACTTTTTTATAGAGTATTCTTTTATTTTTTGTGATGATTCTATGGTATAATATCTTGCATAAGCTGTTATAAAAGTACCCACAGGCAAGTATAAAGGTTCACGTATCTCTTTTTCACCTGTCCTGTATTTAACTATCCCGTTATCTAAATAGGGGTGCTTTTTTGCACATTCCGGATTTAATGCAAATTTGCCATATAAACTATTTAGCATAATTTTAGACCAGTTGCGCAAAGTTTTATTCCCTTCTTTAGAAGCCCTTATTTTTTCGCTCATCCACTTATCAATATATTTTTTAAACAAAGTGTCTGTTTGTCTAAACTTCCAGCCATCTATATACTCTGCATTATAAACATTATAGTGCTTAAAAAATAAATCTAAATCAACAGACGTTAAACATAAAGTAACAGTATCACCGTTCGATGATTTTACATATTCAGTAGGCAAGAATCTAAAATTACCTTTTAATTGTATAGTGGGTAATTTGCCCTCTTTAATTTCAAATTCACAACGGAAAGTCTGTATAAAAAGCGGAAAACGATCATCGTGTTTATATTCACCTTCAAAATACTTACCCTCTCCAAAAGGCAACATACAAAAATACATTCGTGATGGATACAGGCTATTTACATCCAGCACGTTCCCTTCCCCTATATCTTTATCGGCATAAATAGGATTAAGATATACAAATCCGCCTTTATAACTTTGCCTAATATCTTTGTCATAAGCAGGTGGGGGGAATGACGCACTAAATGTTTTCTTTCCAATAATATCTTTATAATCAGCCAAAGCGCATGAACCTTGTGTTAATTTTTTAAAGCCCATGTTAAAAATTTTTTCAAGCGCAAGGGCCATAATTGTGACATCGTTCTGTATATATGCTTTTTCTTCGTCTGTTAAGATATGTCCTATCTCTCTTTTTTGATTATAGTCTAATGTTAATTTACTAATGGGTAAAGAAAAGGCTTTTGCTATTGCATCAACACTATAATTAAGTAACTTTAAACTATCTCTAAAGTCTACAACCGTTTTTTCGTCAAACTTTACTTTTATAGTGTAAAATTGCCCTGTATCGCTTATTAAAGCGTTAAACTCTTTCGAAAATAATTTACGGTTTTCGCTATATTTAAAATCGTATTTAAACAATGCACTAATAATAAATTCCCCGTCAAATTTCAAATTGTGAAAATAAATTTTAGCGGATCCGTTACGCCAACACCATTCTAAAAAAGTTTTAATATCATTACCAGTTATAAAATTATCTGGCTTACCAATTTCGCATACTGCCCAAGCCCATACTCTACAATCATTCTTGTCTGTAGTTGTTTCAAAATCCGCAGTATACAAAATTCATCACCATCCAAAATGAGATAAGGCATTGCTAATTACTTCCGCACGATGTTGCGCTTCTAGTTCGCTATACATGTATTTAATTTCCAAGTCGGAACCATACTCTTTATCTGATAAAAAACCAACTAATTGTTCTGCCGGAATTTTAGATACTCTATCTATTAAAGGTTGCGCATAAATCCCTAGTTCCTTCCGTAACGCTTTAATATAATTTTTCTTATAACGCTTATTTCCTTCGGGATAATAACTAGGGTTAGCACGTCTTTCAATTGATTTCATTCGGCTCTGTATTTCTTTAATAGAACCACCTTTTCCAAGGTCTAAAGGCTTTAAATTTTCAGTCGCAATAGTTGATAAAGTGCCCGCTTCTTTACTCGGGGATATTAATTTTGATTGCCTTGCGGTATTTCTATTTGCAATCCGTAACTTTCGATTAATATAGTCTTTAAAAAATTTAGGCACTTCTACATTACTTGTTTTATTGTACTTGACTAACTTTAGATTTTCTTTATCACCTAACTTTTCTAAAAAATTTAACTCCCTAGCAATTTGGCTATCAGTTCGACCTTTAACAACATCCCCCCTAGTTATATTTTGCAACACTTCAAAAGGACCGCCTAATTTACGCAATTTGTTTACACGTCTATTATAGACTGCTATCCTTTGATTTATTAATTGATATGTTACATCACTAGCCTTATATTTCATAAAATGGGGTGGTTTCCCACCCCATTCACTTCCTTTCTTTTTATTTAAACCAGTTCACAAGTGATAAAATCTTTACCGCCCTTTGTTACACCAGCTTTTACAAGTACAGAAAAATCTTCGCCGTCCATAATACGGTTAATCTCGTCAAACTCGTTCATGAACGTTTTAGAGATTGTGCTATATACATTATTACTATCATCTACAATCGACAGTACGGTTACATTTTCGCCCTTATGGTTCGTATCCTCTCGAATCATCCACGCTTTAGGCGTGATTTCTTCTCCGGCAACTTTCTGCAAAGAAGTGCTCTCTGCACGGCTAAGCTTATACATCAAGCGTTTGTCAGATACAATAGATTCGGGCCATACTTTTACAATATTCATATTTATTTCTCCTCTACATTAACTTTTTTAGCATTCTTCATAAACTCGTCAATCGGCATTTCATAGACTTCAAATTCTTCGCCAATATAATCTTTTTCAAGCATTGCGCCGCTTTTCTTAATTTCACGTCGAGCCTGCTCAATAGTGCCGGGAATATAAACTTCTTCCTCTCCGTCTACAGTCATAACGACAAAATGTTGAATCCTCTGTTTCACTTTTACGATTGTTTTCTTCATTTTTACTTCTCCTTTTATTTTTATTTTTCCCTTTAGGGACCTGCGCCGGAATGGCGCAACGCTTGCGGCTTAACCCTCTTTTTTAACTCGCCACAACGAGTTCTTGATTTCTTTGTATGTATCTTCTGGGTAAAATGTGTACATTTCTTCGCAAATATCATACAGTGGGCATAGGTTGCATGATGATAATGAATTGCAAAAACTATCATATATCATTGCTAGCCTTAGTCTGTAATAAATACGCCTAATATTCATCTAATACCCTCTAATCTCTTTGACAAATTTATCTTGATTCATACATATTGCAAAATTAATCATGTTGCATATACAGCGGTTTTGTGATTTAACAAGGTCGGCATATTTGCGGGGGTTGTTTAAGGATTGCATGCGCATTTCGTGGAATGCGGTGTAGGTATCTTCTAAAAGTTGTAAACGTTCATTGTTCATTTTATCACCTCTTTCTTTATAAAACATGTCTTTCTAATAACAGTCTGATAACCTATATTTTTAATTAAATTATGAATGTTAATTTGTTCTATATATTCTTTTGCGTACAATTTAGCAACTTCTTCATTTACGGCCGTTACAAACATTCTAATTGGTTTTTTTGAGTTATCTTTATAAACAATTGTCGATTCAACTTCATACAAATTATAACTATTAAATACTTGCATTTTTCATTCCCCTTTCATTGATTATATTCTAACACACTAACTGTTATATGTCTTTATACAATCGTCTCTTTTTATTTGTACAATCAGGACCCGGATGGCACCCGGCACCCTGCGGCTGGCCACTGCGACTGGCCACTGCGGCTGGCCCCTGCACCCGGCCCCTGCGGCTGGCCCCTGCACCCGGCCCAGCCCTGCGGCTGGTCTGAAGGACCGAAGGACGCTAGGCCACAGGCCGCCACCAGCACCAGCGTGGACGATTGTGCAAGCT